GATCCATTGCTTTCAATTGAAAGAGTTCTTACTCTTCTTGAATTTACTGGAACGTCATTTTGAGAAATACTGGAATTGTAATTTGAATCTATAGGCAGAGAATAATAATTTTTCCCTAAAATATAAGGAAATTTTGGCTCATTGGATCCATCAACTGTCAAGAAATATGCGTATGTTCCTTCTGGATAATCTGGAGTTACGCAAAATCTTCCATTATTTTCATCTAAGTAAGATTTGCCTGTGGATGCTCTGGCATACCATTTATAGTCATCTACAAATGTTCCTAGTGGATATTGACTTGTTGAAGGTCCTCCTAATCTAGATCCCAATAAATTGTAACCACTAATTAATCTAGTAATTGAAGAATTTGAATTTAGGGGATTTGAATATCCAAAAGGTCCGTATATTGGATTGCCATCATACGCAAAACCAAGTATGGGAGAATGTTGCTTTACTGATGGTTCTGTAAAATTAGTGTTTAAATTATCGTTTAATTGAATACGCAATCTTTTTGGGTTGGCAACATAACCATAGCCTAGTGTTTTTTCTAATTTATCTTTTGTTGCAAAATTTGAAAAAATATAACCATAAGAATCATCTAATGTAGGTTGATGTTTGTTGAATCTATTTTTGTACCATTTTCTAATTTCTACTTTTGCCGTAGCTTCAGTTCCTTGTGCATCTTCAATTAATTCTAATTGAACGTTTGCTTGAGTATAAAATTTTCCTACATTAATTGCTTCAAATCCAACAACTTGACCATTTTCAGATATTTGTGATTTGTATTCGGCAAAATTTCCTTTGCCAGCAATGTCAATAATTCTTACCGTTGGTGCGGTGGAATAATATTCGCCTGGATCAACTACTATAATATCAGTAATTTGACCATTGGTTACCACAGCCCTCGCTTTGGCTCCTCTGCCTGCCGTGATGGTCACTCTGGGCGTTTCTGCGTAGATTTCTTCGGTATTGATAACAATCGATTCTAGAACCTCTCCAGACACGTTTGCGGTTGCCTTTCCGGGAATTTCGTTAATCAATACATATGGAGGATTTTTGTACCCAGAACCTTTATATGTAATTTCTGAACTTACAATATTACCATACAGTACATACTCTTCGTCCTTGCAACCATATGCAGGAACACCATTTACTAAAATACCTACATCTCTAGCAGGAGTTTCATAAATTTCTGTGGTGGTTACTGGTGTTTTTCTTATCAAACGAAGAATTTTTTGATCCTTTGGTAATTCTGATATTGACGCAGTTAAAATTCTATGAGAAGGATAACTTGAAGAACAGATGTAAAAATATTGATCATCTTCATAAATTGCCGAAACATCAGCATTTAAATTAGAAATTGCTGATTGAACTGCTGGATTATTAAAAACTAATGGTCTTGTGTTAGATTCGTTAATTAACCAACGAATGGAACTGGTTCTTCTATCAACAACTATAGGACTGTTGCTTTCAACACCAGCTTTAGAAATTTCAATTTTATCTCCTAATTCAGAGAATGGGGCGGGAGTATTTAAATTTAAATTATATAAAACACCAAGAATCAAAAATGTTGTTTGTTTTGCTTTAACTGAAAAAATACCATAAACATCAGATCCAGCTAAATGTGATTGAGAAGAAGATCTAGAAGCAATGATAAACTGATTTACATTTTTATCAGTAAATGTAAATTGTTCCGAATCAATTAAAAAATTGCCCGATAATTTCCATCCTAATGTAGAGCCAACGTCAATTCTATCACCAACAGTTTTAGTACTCGTAAGATTTGATGTTAATTTAGTTTTTGCAATAACATTAAATGTGCCGTTTACTGTGGCAGGATCCAATACAATTTCATATACATCATCACCTTTATATACAACATTATCAATAAAACCAGAAGCATACTTGATTTCTGGGTTTGTTGGATCTGGTAATTGCTCTAATTTTTCACCAATTAGATTTTCTGGAGATCCAGAAAGAATTTTAACTTTGAGTGAATATGTTGATACCCAATCAGAAGTTGATGGTCTGATTGTACTATCTTTTGGATACAGTACCTCAGGAATATCATTTGGGGTACGGGAAACAATCGAATTAAAAATAAATTTGATTGACTTATCTGTTCCCTTTGCTTTATAAAATTTACTTATATTTTTAATTAATGTTCTTTTATCAACTTCACCTTTTAAATATTTTTCTGGAAAAGAATCCAGATACTGTGATTCGAAGCTTTTTACAAAGGCATAGAGAAATAAATTGCTGACATTATAAACTTCTTCTTCAGCAAAATGACTTGCGGCTTCGGTAGTAACAAATTCAGATTTTGTGTAAAGATCCCCAAGAGTTGTATTACCGCTTACCCCTCTAGAGACAAATCTAAATTCTGTTTCGGTTCTTTCTTGATAAAAACAAATTTCATTTCCAATACGGACATAACCGTTTTTATTTGGAAACGACGAAGCATCAGCTACAACAATTGTAGTATCTGATGAATTTAAATTTGTAGATAATTTTGTATACTGTTTAAGTAAATTTTCTTCATAAAAATCAATATCACGATATTTTGTGATATTATTAATAATATCCAGCGGCTGTCCTTGATTTTCCAGTTGTTCGTAGTACTTCTCTACAAACTTTGAAAAATTTTCGTATTCGGATGAGATAAACCCAGGAAGTTGATTTTCAATCAGGGTTGAAATTTTTCTCGTTTTTGACGCCATTTAGTCTACTCTGGATATGCTGTAAACTTACTGTTTGAAATATCTACGTCTAGATATACTTCTCTGGTTGCAATAATATCATTTGAAGCAGGTCTAGCACGTAACTCAATACGGTTATCAAAGAAACTACCTTGAAGAATAGTTAAATTATATAATTGAATCTCCCCTTTTTTATAATTAATATCTCCCACAAAATTATTTAATACAATTTTTTCGCCAGACAGGGAATCTAATCTATATAGGACAATTTTGCCATTGCGATCTTCCAAATACACTGTATAATTAGGATATTCTACAACTTTAAATCCAGTGGTTGATATTGTAGTACGTTCGCAATCAACATCAAATTCATTCTGAAAACATAGCTCATAATAAAATGTAGAATTGATTCCTGGATAGAAATCTTTTCTCATCATGACTGTAGTATTATTTGAATTGATTGAACGATCAGCATCGTCAATTACTGCAACAAATTTACTATACCTAAATTTGCCATTAAATTTTTCGGTATCTGATTGAGCAATATAATTTTCTACTCCCGCAATCACTTTGGTTTTAATTTGTTCTGGAGTTTGAGTTGTAACTTCTCTATTATAATAAATGTGTGAAGTTAATTCTACGTAGATAATCGAAGGATCAATAATTTCTGGTGTTACCGAAGCCACCATGTAATTCTTGAGTGTATCTACAATTTCTTTTTTTGTGAAAGAAGAGAGCTTTGTAAGATTATTTGGCTTGACTGCAATCTTAACCTTACCATATTCTGGGGGATCTGCTTCTTCACCACCATACACAATGACATCAGCAACAGCAGGATAGATATTTCGCACAATCACTGCGTAATCGGCTGCTGTAACCGCCCTGTCTTGCGTTCCGAAGTACTTTGGGGCATTATACTTGATCTTCTTAATTGACTCGATCTCTTCGCCCCCAGAGGCCACTGAGACGGTTGTAACGTTAGAGATTGTTGCAGTAAAGTCTGAACCACCGTTTTGGTCTTCTAATACACCAGAGAACGTAAAACTTCTTGCACCGTTACTTTCTGGACCATTGGTAACAAGATAAGATATTTCAACATACTCACCATTTTTTAATTTTCTTCCGAGAACTCCATCACCAAAGAAAATTTCGTATTTTTCGTCTTCTGTCTCATCTACAAAATATGTTTTTGATTCTGAATTTACGTTTAAGATATTTGTAGCTAAACTGTAAATTTCAAAAGATGTTGAGTTTTGTGAAGGATATACTCTAACACGAATTGAATTTGTGTCAGTTCCTGGATTCTGTAGTATAAAACGCTGAGATGACTGTGAACTATTAACTGTAAAGAAATTGGTTGTAACTGCGCCCTCATATAACTCAACTTCATTAAAGTTTGCTACAGAGTTAATAACTGGTACTGTGTAATCTTGAACTACACTATATTGATATAAAACATCATCAAATGTAGTAACAAATCCAGTTCCTTTTTTTAAAACAATATTTGTGGGGGAGTTGTTACCCAAAGTTGCCACAAAGCTAACAACTGCTTTTGGTGCGGTGATTGACTTTGGGCGGTATCCTAATTGCTTCGCTAAGGACACTACGTTGTCCCTGAGGGTGGCTGAATCTAGGAATAGCTCATTAACTACCAGATTGGTGTTAAACGCCGTGTAGTACGTATTATAGGCAAGTACGTCAAGAAGATTACTCCAGACGGAGCCATCAAAATCAAAATCAGTAAACTCTCCTTGTGCTCTTAAGTAATCTTTAAGAGCTGTTTTAATTTCAAGGAAATCTAAATTGGATACCTGAGCGTATGGCATTTATCGTGTTCTCTCTAGAAAAAATGCTACATTAAGTGGAATGTCTTCTCTACCAAT